TCGTAGACCATGCGCAGCACTGTATATCTAAACAACGCCGTTGGCAAGAAGGGATTGACATTTCCCTGATGCTCAAACACACTCCTGCGGTAATGCGCGTAGCCCCGCTTGCCACAAACGAACCGCTTCCCACCGTAGCGGAAATGAAGGCCAAGGCCCGCGACCAGATTCGCAGCGAGCGCCAGGCGTTCTTCGAGCGCCGCTTCCGCTGCCGCCAACTGCTCTTCGGCAAGGGCCTGGGCATCCAGAAAAATCTTTCGCACCAGGAGGACTTGTTCGTGCGCGAAGTGGCGCATGAAACCTACCAACTCTACCTGCAGGAGTTCATTACCGGGAAGTCGCGCTACAACGTGGGGAAGTCCTGGAGCCGAGCGCGACGACCAGGACGACGCAAGAATCCGCTGCGCTTCGCCGAGTGGCGCCGCAAGTGGTGGGGCTCGCAGAAAGTGCGCTACGTGCGGCATGACATTCCGATGCTGTTCCAGAAAAAAATGGAAGACCTTAGGTACGGTGACCGTAAGTGAGCGACATACCGTTGTGCCAAAATTTTATCAAGAAGCGCGGCTGCACCGATTCGCGTATGCGCCTCATCGAGTCGAACGAACACGGCTGGAGTTTTTTCTGTGACGGGTGCAAAAGTGTCCAAGTGGTGAGCTCGGACGGCGTGCGCGACCGCAGTAAGTTTCTCCTCGCCGAACAGCGAAGAAAAGAGCAGGAAGAACTCGACCGCCGCTGGAGCAAGCGCAGAAAGATTTTCGCATGACCGCTCGCGCCAAGAAAGCTCCCGAACTTCCCGCTAAGCGCGTTCCTTCCGCCGCAGAACTGGCCGCGCGAGCTCGCGTGCTCAAGCCGCGCGAAGGCATGGCGGAACAGTTCGGCATCACTCCCGGCCCCGACCCGCCGCGCGAACTTGTGTCCGTCGCGGAACTGCCCGACCCGCCCCGCATTGAAGCCGCCATCTCACCCCGCGCGAATGCGCGCGTGACGGAAGTCGTGAACGTGGACGAAGCGGTAATGATTATCCTGCGCGAAGAGATGGAAGAACTCGGTAGCCGACTCGCGCGCTTCGGCGTCGGCTTCACTCCAGGGATGCGCCAGGACATGATCGACCACGCTTTCGCGCTGCTCGGAGGATTCGTGCAGGGCGGCGGCGCTATCTCGAGTCGTTGACGGAACCGGAGGCGCAATGTTAGCCGATGACGGATATCTAATTACGGGCAAGAGCGTGGTCGGCCAGGAGATCGGCTGCATCTTCCACAAACACGATGCGCGCTTTTCCGTGCGCTACTACGAAACCGAACGTCTGCTGGTCGTCTACTGCGTGTCCTGCAACCCGAAAAATGAGTTGCTGCGCGCGCGGATTGCGAGGGATGAGAATGCCTAAAGGTGTGTATGCACGCCACAAGGAAGGCCCTGTACGTCGAACTATCCCCGATGCCGCACCGGAGAAGTCCATCTCGATCGTGCGCAGCGAAGCGGCCAAGAGCCGCTGGGAAGCGGTGAAAGAGGAGCGCGAATCCTATCTCGCGCCGTTCTACGAACTGTCGATCGAGCGCGCGATGGCCTACCTCGAAGACTTGCGCAAAATCTGTGAGCAGGGCGGAACGATACTCAACGACCGTATCGGCAACGACAAGGACCGCATGCGCTGCGCCGGGCCGCGCTGCGGGAAAGACTTGTCAGGACTCAGGCCCAACGGTATGCCGCTGTGGATTGCTAAGAAGGATTTAAGGGACCGCCAGCATCCCGAGATCATCCGCTCGCTGTATTTTTGTAGTTCGCTCTGCGAGAACTCCTGGGCACGCGCGGCAGGCGGAGCAGCGGGCGGCGTTGGCGATTCCATTAGTGTCGGCGCACAGGAGAGATTATGAACCGTAGAAACTTTCTATCGCGCTTAGGAATCGGCACGGTGGCAACGGTCACTAGTGCGATAGTTCCGGCGTCCACTCAGCCAAAAGAACTAGACAGCGGCAGTCTGCGTCCCATGTGCTCCGCCTGCAAGACCAGAATGATTGTGCGGCACGGAGAAGGCCGTCCCTATGCTTCCTGCCCACTCACGACATGTAAGCGATACGGAGAAGAAATCAGTTTGCAGCCGCTCCCGGCAAGAGAAATACCCCATAAGTTGTCCGCTAAGACAGAACAAGAAATAATGAACAAGCGGCTAGAGTTGTTCAAAAACTCCATCAATCTAACCGACACAAACCTTGAGGACATCCCGGAACTAGTCGAGTACAGTGAGAAGAAAGATGCTCGCCGGAGGACATTACGGACAAAGTAGACATTCTCGAAGCGCAGATCGAGCGACTGGCGGAGAACGACATCGAACTCCAGAGGCTCATTGAGTCTTTAGCGGAACAGCAAAAGCAAATCACCCAAATCTTGGATAAACTCACAGACAAGGTGGTTGCGTTGTATGGACCTCGCTAAAGCGGAAAAATTTCTCTCGCGTTTTTCGATCCGGGATCGCGATAGTCACAAGCAGATTCCGTTCGTTCTCAACTATAACCAGAAGAAAATCCACGCGCGAGCGGCAAGGCAGCAAGCCAAAGGCCAGCCTATACGTATCATCGTCAATAAAGCAAGGCGTGTCGGCGTTTCCTCTTGGTCGGAAGGACTCGGCTTCTGCCACTGCTGCGACCTGCCAGGAGCGCACTTCCTCATCGCCGCGCACGAGTTCAAGTCCTCGAAGGCGCTGTTTTCCATCCCGAAGACTTTTGCAAAACAGGCGCACTTCCTCAACCTCCGCGACGTCGAACGCGAAATTACCTTTCCTCACTCGACTGCTGAATCGCTCATGCAGATCGTCACTGCCGGTAAAGACACTTCCGGCCGCGGCTTCACGCTCTCGGGACTGCACCTAAGCGAGGCCGCGCACTACAAAGGCCAGGGCGAAATCTTTACTTCCGTGATTCCAGCGCTCTCAAATCACCGGGATACCATCGGCATCATCGAGTCCACGCCGAACGGCATGGACGGCGAGGGCGAAGACTTCTACAACATGTGGCTTGATGCAGTGAATGGCCAGAGCGAGTACGAAGCGGAGTTTCTTACTTGGGTTGACGACCCAGCCTGTGTTGCCGACCCGTCCATCGCCAAGAACGCGCCGATGGACAAGGAAGAAAAGGAACTACTCAAGCGCGGACTCACGAAAGCGCAACTCGCTTTCCGCAGAATCAAAATTGCTTCGCCGGAGTGCGGCGGCCTCGTCGAACTGTTCCACCAAGAATACCCGACTACGTGGGAAGAATCGTTTATCACTTCCGGCTTCCCGGCCTTCGCGGAGATCGAGCGCCAATGGGCCAGTAAGAACACCAAGCCTCCGAAGTGGCAAGGGTTCATCGACCACAGCGAAGACGGCAAACTCAATTTGCGCGAGCACCACCACGGCGACTTCCTCATCTGGCAAGATCCCATTCCGGGGCACTACTACTACGTGGGCGCTGACGCGGCGCGCGGCGACGACGAGGACAAGACCAAGGACCGCGACTTTGCGGCCAACGTCACCTTCGACGGCAACACCGGACGGCAAGTGTGCCGCTACGCTGGCTTCGTCGTGCCGGAGATTCACGCCTGCTACCTCAACTCCATCGGCCTGCGCTACAACAAAGCTATGCTCAACGGCGAACTAACGGGAGGCTACGGCTACGGCACGCTTCACGTCGTGCGTGACATCCTGGGCTACCCGAACCTCTACCGCTGGAAGGGCAAAGACGACAAGATCGGCTCGTGGGCCAGCGGCAAGAATGCCGTATGGATCGAGACGACGCAGCATATCCGCACGATGCTCTTCGAGTCCATGCGCGCCGCGCTGCGCGAAGCCGCGGGAACCCAAGGCGAGTACGGCATCACCGTCTACGACGAACTGCTCGCTTCGCAGATCAGGATGTGCACGCGGAAAGAGACTGGACGCATCGACGTGAAGAAGGGCAAGGACGACGTGCTTTTCGGCGCGATGATTGCAAATCTTGCGATGCGGCAATGGAGTCCGCCCCGCACCTATAATCAAGCGCGGTCGCACGACCAGGAAGAGGACGAAGAAGTGCGGAAGAAGATGGGCCTGCGCGGCGACGAGATTCAGGACGACGCCTGCCTCGCGCTGCAAAAACACTACGAGAAAATCATGAAGAAGGTCGATAACTACCCGAACGAAGAGGAGTACGAAGATTCTCCGATAGGAGTAAGTTGATGCCCAGCTACAGTTTGGATTTACGCGACCCGCAAGTTGCCCTGCGCATCCTCGTCTGTCTCGTCGAGCAATCGAAGCGCAAGGAGCTTCAGTTTCCCGCCGAGGATTATGATTCTCTCACACACGGGAAATTGCTTTTGGTTGACTACAGCCGAAAAAAAGGCGTAATTTCACTGCGTGTCACCTCCGACAACGGAGCCGCTATTCCAGTAGCACCTGAGGCACATCAATGGGTGAAACCACCGGAAGCCGGGCCGCTCGAAAGAGCAAGACTGGTAGCCGAGCAGGAAGCGGAGCGCAGCGGAGTGAAGAGCGACGAGGAACTGGCAGCGCTCGAAGAGGAGATGGAGAGGAGACAAGCGGTAGCGCGGCTGGCCAAGGAAGGGAAGAGCCCGATGCGCCTCAAAACAGTGAAGTAGGGACGCTCAAGGACGCGCGCTTCGTGCTGACGAACATGGGCCTGGAGTTCAACCACGTGCGCGAGACGAAAGGCTACATCGCGGCGCTCAAGAAGTACCAGCAGCGTCTCAACGAGTTTGGCGGCACGCTCGCCGACATCATGAGCCCCAAGGACATCATGGACAAGATTCTCGACATCGAGAAGGAACTGCGCAGCCTAAGTTCATCTGGAAGTTCCGGCACGGGCAGTGCGCTTGACGAAGTGCGGCACTTTCTGGGGAGTACAGTCCACTAAAATGCGTAACTGGCTCGACACAAATTATCGCTGGCTCATGCTGGCCGGTATGGTGATAGAAATTCTGCTCATCGCTATTCTCGTGGTGAAACACTAATGGACGCGGCCCCGAACCCCGTCCAGTCCGGTCACACAGGTCCGCACTGCGCCGAATGCGGCAATCCTATGCAGTTCGCCGAAGAAGTGAAACACGGAGACAAGGTCATCGCAACGCGCTACGTCTGTTTTTGCCAGGGCACAGTCAGACACGTTTCTGTGCACACTGGCGATAAGACAAGGCGTGAATAAACTTGGCCTACACTGTATTCCGCACCGCCCCAGCGACCGGCTCCCCTAAAACCGAAGGCGACGCCTCGACGAAAGACATCCGAGCTCGTCAAATCGACGAGCTCGTGAGGCAGAGCGAAAGTGCGCGCAAAGAAGTCTACGGCGTCAACTGGGACGAGGACTGCGCCAACGTCTACAACCTAGTTGAACGCTCGCGCAAGATGCCTTCGTTCCGCCCGCGCATCGCCGCGCCGCAACTCCAACTCTTGCTCCTCCAGGAAGCCGCCGATGCCACCGACACGAACATGCGCGTGTTCATCCACAAGGAAGAAGGGCGCGACAAGCAGAGAGAGAAAGCCTTCCAGGAACACTGGAAGCAGGAATTTTTCAACCTGCAATTCCTGATGGGGCAGATTTACGCGCAGTTCGCCGGCACGGCGTGGATTCAGGCGGGCAACAATCCGCTCGCGCGCCGTGGCAAAGGCAACGTGTGGCTTCGCGCTCGGCTGCCGAAGAGCGTACACGTCGATCCGATCAGCCCGTGGCCCGACGACTGGACCTGGCAAATCTTCGAGGACTTCGTTTACCTCGACACCATCAAGAAAGAGATGCCGGACCACGCCGAGAACATCAAGCGCGCGAGCGCAAGGAGCGAGAACCTGGCAGGTGGCGCCGCTGCGGGAACGCTCGAGATGCCTCCCGGCCCGATGTCGGTCACGATGCGCGGCTTACCTTCCGGAGACCAAGCGACGACGGACGGCCCGATGAAGCGCCGCACCTGCTACTCGCTCGACACCACCATGCGCGACCTGAAGCGAGAAGAGGAGCGCGAGTTCGTTAAGCGGAAACTTCCCGTCCCCGACCAAGTGCCGAAGTACCCGAACGGCAGGATGATCGTCGAGTGCGAAGGCACGATTCTTGCCGACGGCGATAGCTGGTGTCCGCTGCCCGAGATGTGGCCCGCCTATCCCATCTGGTCCGTGCCGCCGTGGGACACCGTGTGGTGCCCGCCGCCGATGAAGTACACGAAGAGTTTGCAGGATGCCGCCGAGCAGCAGATGACCATGAACTACGAGAACGCGCGCCGGCTGAACAACGGCATCATGATTATTCACGCCAGCACCGGCTTAACTGCGAACACCGTGGGCGGGTTGCCGGGCGAAGTGCTAGTAGCCGCCGCAAACTCGCAGCCCGGCGCGGGCATCGACATCAAGTATCCCCCGCCGTTCGCCTCGCAGCAGATGGACTATCCGATGAAACTGCTCGGGCTGCAAAAAGAACTGCGTGGCGCGACTCCAGCACGGCAAGGCAACCTCAACCCCGGCAACGTCGGCCCGGACTTGTTCGAGGCCGCCGTATCGCAGTCGCAGGCAGGCACGCGGCTCACGGCACGGCTGTTCGCTTGGACCGTGCAGCGCGTCGCGGAACTGTTGTTTTTTACGATGTGCAAGAGTTACACCGACGAGCGTATCTTCCGCGACAAGGATAAAGTCATCAAGTGGCAGCCGGACAGTGCGGCGGAGGAGTTTGAGATCCAGGTTCCTGAAGGCGCCGTCAGGCCGCTGTCGCAAGCGTCTTTGCGCTCGATGGTCATCGAACTTCGCAAGGCAGGAATGATGACGGTGAAGCACGGGCTCGAAATGTTGGATGTGCCTGAATACGAAGAAGTGGCCGAAGCGATCGAAAAAGAGCAAGCGATGGCAGCCCTGGCCAAGGGAATCAAGAAGTGATTCAAGAACCACACTACTTGCAGAGCACAAACAATTACAAGTTTTGCGGCTTTCTCTTTGAAGATAGGCGTGACCAAAAATCACGCGCATTGATAGAAAAAGAAGCCTTCGAATTTTACTTACACGGAAAAGACATTCCAGACTTTGTCTACCGACAGGTACATCACCTTTTATGCTGGGCAGAACTTCTTAACCCGGAGGCACCTGGTCTCATCCAGTCGTACCATTCCTACTCCGATGTAGGAGGTTTCGACAGAACAACTGCCGCCGCTTGGCTCATTTCGCATTGGTACGAACACGCGCTAAATATTTGTGAATGTCTTGGTGGTGAACCAAGTCATTTCAGGTGGGCATTTATCGACACGATACTTTTTCTACAGTCATGAGCGGCGAAAGCACACACACGACGATTTTCTCTCACGCCGCGAATCCGGTGCACTGGCGCTCGACGACGTTTGCCGCGAAGTTCTACGGGCGCACGAGACGCAGAATCGTGCAATGGTGTAAAACAGGACGCTTTGCCTCGGTGAACGTACCTGTTTTCCAGGATGCTTCGCGCCGCTGGTGGATCTGTATGGACGATTCCGATGGAAACTTCACAAGCATCAAGGAATAGCGTCTCTTGACGCTTCTGCGCTACCACGCCCACTCTCTTTTCGATGGAACAAGTGATTCTCAACATCGACGCGCTCAACGGGGGCGAATTTTATCTCGTCGAGGGCGTCGTAGATTATGGCGACCACTTCGAGAAAAGTGTCCCATTCAGCGTCCATAAATCACTGAGAAAAGAAAAATTTACTGACGAAGAAAGGTTCACTCAGTATCTCGCTCGCATGGTGAAGGCGGTCATTGCGCGCTGCGGTGATGCGCGAAACCCGCTGCCTCAACAGATCGTGGAAGGAGTGTCTTAAATGCGCGGACGTAAGATGGGAGTTACGAACACCAAAGGCGGTAGAAAGATTCGCGGACGCAAGGACCGCGATGTGCACGCTTCGCGCGGGCGCCGCAAGGGCGGGCGCTACTGAAACTTTCACTCATCGCGTGAGTGCGACTCTGCGGTGAGGCGAGGAAACTCGCAGAAAGGAGAACGCACTTGTTCAACGAACCTGAATCTCACGGCAAGCGTGGCGGGCGCAAGCACCGTCGCGGCGGACGCCGGAAGTAGAAAAAAAGCATTGCGGGAAGGCCGGGGGGCGTGTTCCAAGCACGTCCCTCAATCCCAGAGAAAGAAGGGTCATCATGCCGGAGAAACTGAAGGGTGGCGGGTACAGCGAACTGATTACGCCGATCAACGAAGAGGGCAACCGAACGGGGAACGATCCCGACACGCACAACGTGCCGTCGGACATCGACCCTCCCGACCCGATGGGATTGGCGCACGGACTGACCAGCCCGAGCGGGCGCAAGAAAGAAACGCCTCCGCCAAAAGGAAAATAATTGTCGAGTCCCGCTAATCCGATGATGGGGGGCGCACTAAACCCCCAAATGATTCTCGCCTTGCTGAAGTCCAAGATGGGCGGAGCGGCTGGCGCTGCGGGCGCGGCTACCGGAACAGGCGGGGCGGAGGAGTCAGTCGGTCCTGCCGCGCGCGAACTGCAAGGCTCGAATCCCGACTACGCGCTGAAGATCATCAGCGACCTCAAGAAGAAAATCGCCGACATCATTCCCACGCTGGCTTTCCGTGCGCCGGCGGCATCGCGCGCTCTGATGAGCACGTTCAAGGGACTCGATGCGGCGATCAAGGAATTGCAGCAAGCGCAGGCCACGCTGAACGCCGTGGGAGGGCCGATGCAGATGTCGGCTGTGCCTACGCCTCAGCCGCCTGGGGGCGTCGGAGCTCCCGAGTTGAGCAAGCCTGCGAGTATAGGAATGTAGAGGAGAGTTTATGGGTAAGACCTTAAGCGAGTTGATTGCGGACGCCGCTGCGAACGACGATGTGGAATTTTCCATCCCAGACGGCACGAAGTTCAAGTTGGGCGATGTGCGCTTGTTCAAGGCTGGAGTCGAGAGCGAGAAGAAGAAATTCGAGACGCAGCGCGCCGAAGCCGAGCGCGTAGCGAGCGAAGCGAAAAAGCTACTCGAAACGCTCGATACAGCGATGAAGGAAGAGCAGAAGAAGCAGCAGAAGATCGAGCCCGCTGCCGGTCCAGACTGGAAAAAGAATCCGCTGTACGAGGAACTGGTTCCGGTATTCGATGCGCTGACGAATCAAGTCAGCGAGTCGAAGGCCATCGCCGCCGCAGCGCAGAAGTCGCTTTCGCAGGTTTCCGCGTTCTACTCGATCGAGCGCATGAGGCGCGAGTACGATGCGGCGCCGGAAGCCTACCGGAAGGCCCATCCCTTCGAGCAAGTCGTCACAGAAGCCTTAGCGAACGGGGACTCCGAAGCCTACGGTTCGGGTGAAAACGTGGTGAAGATGCCAACGCTGCGGAAGCGCATCCACGAAGCGACCGAGCCGGACAGGATTCAGGCGGCCGTCACCGATGCGGTAGCGAAAGCGCAGAAGGAATGGGAAGCGAAGCAGAAACTCAACAACATTCCGAAGCCTGCGGGACGCTTCAGTTCCAAGGCCGCGCCTACCGACAAGCCGCCGATTGCGAAGCTCGAGGAACTGACGAGCGAGAAGATCATGAACGATCCGGACATTGCCGCAGCGATGGAAGGAACGACGAACTAACATGCGCCCGCTAGAGGAACGCTTCCCGACGCTGTACCACGACATCGTGCACGAATCGCCCGCGTCAGGGCCGAAGGGCGAGACCGGTCCGGTGAAGGAAGTGCGCAAGGGAAAAGCAACAGCGCCGACGCTCTACGATGCCATTGCCGCCGTGTGTTCCGTGCATCGCGTGACGGACATCGGACTGATGAAGGACTTGACGGCGAGCATCAGCGAGTTCCTGGGACTCAAAGCGAAAACAGCGACAGCGAGCGAAGAGGACGAAGAGGACGAAGAGGACGCCCCAAAGCGCAAGAGTCGAAACTGAGTTTTGTAGTCGGACTAGCCTGCTAATTGGAGACGAAGATGAACGAAGAGTTCAGCAAAAAGAGAATGATTTCCACGCGCGTCGTCATTGACATCGAGTCGATGGCAGTCGTTGAGCGCGATTCTTACGAATACTCCGGCCCAGTTGAATTAGCCGCGAGCGTCACGGGCACAGGAATCTCCACGCCGCCGGCCCAGTTGGTGAATACTGTTCAGGCAATAGTTCAGAAGTACGTAGCTCCCGTGGTCGGCGACCAAGTTCTACTTCCCTGCCCGACGATGTGGGCGCTAGTTCGGCGCGGCAAGAAGATGGCTGGCGGTGCGCTGGTCTATCCTGAGTTCTTCCAGGAAGAGACTACGGGCGGCGCGTATTATGGCGCTCAATTGCTCAACACGGCGCTCCAAGACGTGGTGCAGCCAGCCGAGCAGCAGTGGCGCTTCTACTACGAAGCCGTCGTGCTGCCCTACACGGACATCATCCTGGGGCGCGGCGGCTACGCGGGCGTGGACATCGTGCGGCAGAAGTTCCAGACTGCCGCTGGCTCGTTCATGCAGAAGTTAGCGCGTTCGCTCTGGCACGTTGCGCCGCAGAACACTTCGCTCGACATCGACGACATCGACTCCTGGCTGGGCTCGACGACCAACACTATCGCGGGCATCAACCGGTCATCGGCGGGCAACGCTTTCTGGCAGCCGCCGGCGAACCAGTCGGGCGGCGCCGCTCCACTCTCGATCGTCAACGCGGATCTGGCGTACTGGGCCACAGTATTCGGCTACGACGAGCCAGACTTGATGGTGATGGACAACACGCGCTACGCGAACTTCAAGCAAGCGTTTCAAGCGACAATCCGCTTCACCGAGAACATGCAGGACAAAGAAGCGCTGCAACAGGGCTTCCGCTACCACTTCCTGTTCAACAACTGCATCGTGCTCGCCGACCGCAACTGCCTCGCTAACGTCGCTTACATCATGAACTCGAAATATTTATTCCCTGTTTTTCACGAGGCGGATTACTTCGTTATTGACCCCTGGGTAAAACCGAGTAACCAGCGCGTTCTAGTTAGTAACATATATTTAACTTGGCAATTAGCTAATCTTTCGCCGAGAATGGGCATCAAGATCGTTTCGATAAATTAACGTAGGTTGCTGATATACTCTGAGTCCTTGGAGGACTCATGAAAGACAAATTCAGCAGGATTCCAGAAACGGATTGGGCAAGACTCGCGGCCTACATTGATGGCGAAGTCTGTATACGAATCGACGTGCAGAACTCTTCACCTGGAAACACTTTTCACGCTCGGCATCTGCTCGAAGTTAAAGTGTATAGTTGCGACCCGCGCTTGATGCTGTGGCTTAAACGAACATTCACCGGAGGTAACGTCAAGCCAGTCAGAACCAAAAATGCCAAGCCTAATTGGAAGCAAGAACACGCTTGGTACATCGGTTCCAAAGCAGCGGAGCGTGTGCTACTAGGTTGCCTGCCGTACTTCATCATCAAGCATGAGCACGCACTCACGGCGCTGTCTTTCAGGAAACTCATCGGCTCGGCAGGAAAGAGATTGCCGAAGGGAAATTTGGAGAAGCGCGAAGAGTTTCGGCAGAAACTTGTCGAACTAAATCGCAAGGGCGTACAAACAGAAATCGTGCAGTAAGGAAGGTGTGCCATCGCAATCGTCAATTCAGTTTCCACACTCACGGGAGTAGGCAACGAGGTTTTGCAGCGCATCGGCGTGGTGATTCTCACCGCCACCCCGCAGACGGTCACGGTGCCCTCGGCGGGCTCGATTTCTCCAGCGGTCACGCGCGGCTACGCGCGCTGCAAGATTTATAACCAGTCGGTCGCTATCTCTGTCACCGCGATTCAGTTGAACGCCAGCGACGGCACAAACACCGTCACGCTCGACGAGTGGGCGCCGCAAGCGGCCTTGGCGATCACCGCGACGGCCTACTGCGACGTGGTGTTCGACTTCATTCTCGACACTTCGGCGGCGGGCGGCGGCGCTACCGGCACGCTGATCTTCGGCGGCGCGACGACGTTCAACTTCCTGGTGTTCACATCCGGCGCGGGCGGCACGGCTGCCGGCGACTTTGAAATTGCAACTCAGCCGTAACTTGATTTTGTAGCGTGGTGATGACCACTCCGGGGGGGCTGGTGGATGATTCGGCATCCTCCAGCCTTTTCCTTTTAGGGGGCGCACGTGCTCGTCGGTGACGTCGTGCAAGGAATTCGGGAAAGCGTTACGGATTTGCCGCAGGTTCTTGCGCCTCCCTCCATCGCCGCTACACCTGTTAATTCCGGCGGTAATTTTGGTCCTGCAACGTATAGCCTCGTGATGACGCTCTTCACTCCCTGGGGCGAAACGGCGCCGTCGAACGAACAACTGCCCGTGCTTGTCGGCGTGGGCAACGTCAACAGCATCTCGGTCGCCTGGAGCACACAAGCGCTGGGCGGCATTCCCTCGGTCGTCAGCAAGGTCAGGATTTACCTGGGCGGGCCAACGGCAGGCTCGGAAAGTTTGTACTTGGATTTTCTTCCTCCGCTTGTGAACCCCATCGTCGTCACTTCGCTCACCGGCGCGCAGCAACAGGTTCCGACGACGCGCAATACTGCCTACCTGCCCGACAGCGATGGCGACGCCATTAGCGCGGGAATAATGTTCCGCTGGCTCAACGACGCGCTGAAACTCGCTTCGCAGGTTTGCGGCGGACTGCTTGACTACGGCGGCCTCGGCACGGTCAACGGAGTACCGCAGTACATCGCTCCCGGCGAATGGAAGCGCATCTCTTCGCTGTGGTACGACGGCTACCCGCTCGGCATGGACGATTCCGGAAACTACTTCCGGCGCAACTCGATCACAGCGTCGATTCTCGCTTCCGTCGCTACTTCGCTTCTGACCGACCGCATGATGCTCGAAGTCTGGCCGCAGCCGGCGCGCACCTCGGCGCAAACCACGCTCGCTTCGCAACTTCTCGCAACCGACACGCAAGCCGTGCTGACTTCGGCGGCGGGGTTCCTCTTGACGAACGGCTTCGTGCAGATCGGCAGCGAGATCATGTCCTACTCGCAAATCGTCGGCAACACGCTCAAGAACCTAGTCCGCGGACTCTCGGGCACGGTTGCGGCACTGGTAGCTGGCGGCGGCGCAGTCACGGAAATGAATATCTTCTGGCAAGGCTGGCGACGCTACGCTCCTGCCTTTCAGCCTGGGGACTCGCTGAAAACTATTCCGGTGCCCGTAGGCTGGGAAACGCAACTGTTCAAGTACGGCCTAGGACGCGCGAAACTTGCGCAACAAGGTGTAGGCGACTACGCGAAACTCGAACAAGACTTCATCAAGAGTTTGAGGGAATTGTTCCCAGCGAGTGATGTTTCGACCGGCCCGCGCCAACTCGGAGAGCCGACGTACGGACTTGAAACTTTTGGTGGCGGCCCCGGTGGCGGCTGGGTAATCCCATGAGCGTTGAGATTCCACACGTAACTCATGCCGACGACATCAAGCCTGGGTGGATTTCTATCTCATCACAAGACGGAAAACCGTGCAGGCCAATCGTGCGCTGCAACTGCGGAGCGTACATCGGTTTAGCGAATCATCATGTGCACGCCGATGGCACAGTGACAGCCAGTTTCTACGACTCGAATCAGCCTTTCCAGTGGAAGGGACAGACTGTTCACAATCCGAAAGGCTGCGGTTGGCATGAAAATATTAAATTGAAGGGTTACAACGGAGCGGAGTGGCTACCTGAATGAGTCCCGGATACAAAAGTGCTTCAGTCGCGCCTTTTCTGCGCGGCTTGGCAGCCAGCAGCGATCCGTACTCGCAGCCAAAAGGAACTTTTCCGCGCGGGTCGAACATGCTGCTCAACCGCCGCGGCGCGCTCGATGTGTGCGACGGCACGCAACTCGTTCATGCGTTCAACGCTGCCGTGCAAAGCGGTCGCGGCAAGGTCATGGAACCGTTTCTGTTTTCGCCTACGGGTGTGCCGCGCTACTACCTCTCGCTCATCAAGGCGCTCGACATCGGCTTGGGCGCTCCGCAGAACCTTGTGGCGGCAGACGGCGGCGCGGGCGGAACGCTAGCAATCAACGTAACCCACTTCTACAAGGTCACTGCCATCGACGGCGCGGGCGGCGAAACTACGGCGTCGAATGAGGCGAATTTCGTCATGGGCGGGGCTTCCCACAAAGTCACGCTGACGTGGAATGTCGTTCCTAACGCCACCGGATACCGCGTCTATCATTCCACTTCCACGAACACCGAAACGATGTATGTGGCCAGCACGCTTCCCGTGTCGCAAGTAGCGGCTGGAATGCTTTCGGTGACGTTCACGGATGACGGCAGTCCCATCCAGCAGGCCAGCATCGTCGTCAATCCGCTTGGAATCGTGAAAATCTCGGCGGTTGGAGTCTCCCCTGCGGTGGTCGTGATCGGCACGACGACGAACTTCAACGCTTCCATCGGGCAACTGCTTCAAGTCGCTGGAGCCGCAAACGCTACGTTCAACCTAAACAATTACATCGTTTCCGGCATCATCAGCAGTTCGGTTTTCCTGGTAACGACGACCAATGCCGCGGCAATCGCGCTCGCCAAGGGAACCCAAAGCGGCAACGGTACGGTCACGTCCATCGGAACGGTGCCGGTGGCCGACACCACGCAGCAGACGGCGCTGTTTCAAATGCCGGTCATTACCGGCGTTATCGCCGCTATTCCCGTGTCCTACAACAACGCGAACATCGTTGCGCTCTTTCCTGCCGATCCGCAGTTCTATGAAGGCGGTGGTGGCGGTGGTGGCGGTGGTGGGGGAGGCACGGGCGGAGGCGGCTCCGGCGGAGGCTCGGGCGGCGGATCGTCGCCCACGCCCTCGGGCGGCATCCCGGGAAATGTTTCAACGCTCCCGCAGATGGTCGGCTTCACGAACAGGGTGGCCATTGCGCTCGGCAACGGCTTTCCGCCGCAGGAGTTTTCCGACGCTACAGGCACGCTTGTCAATCCCGCGACGGTTGCGGCCATCTCCGCCATCTCCGTCGATGCCTTTGGCGTTGTCACCGTAACGACGAGCACGACCAGCGGCATCACTGCCGCAAACATCGGCGGAAACGTGCTCATCGCTGGGGTGACGAATGCGCTTTACAACGGAGCGTTTGTCACTATCGGCTTTACCGACGCGACACACTTCAAGGTGCGCAACCTCGCAGCCATCGGGCAGGCGGCCTCTTCGGGCGGCACTTCCACCACTACGGCACTGCCGTTTACCTCGGCGTTCGTGCCAGCGTTCCCCACGTGGACAACAGCGGTCGCCTATTCAACCAACGCCATCGTGCAGCCCACGCCCACGAACGGCCACTACTACAAAGCCGTGCAAGGCGGCGTCGCGGGAGGTGCGCAGCCTGCCTTTCCGACCGGCACGGGACAGCAGGTGAACGACGGCTCGATCATCTGGCAGGAAGCGGGACTTACGAATACCGCCGCGCCTCCGCCTCCGGGCTGCGCGCACCTGGCGGTCTATGCGGGCTCGCTCTGGGTCATCAACACTTCGCCGACCAATACCGCCACGGGAATCGACGGTCCCTGCTCGGTGCGCATGTCGGACGTCAACAACATACGTTCGTGGAACCCCATCAACCAAGCGTTTCTCGACAAGGACGACGGCACGCAAGGCATGGGACTGGCCTCGGAGACGATTACCGCGCAGGGCATCCCGCCGCAAGGCTCGCTCCTGGCGTTCAAGGACTACACCACGTACCAGATGGTCGGGATCTTCGGCTCGCCCACGTTTGCGATTCAGCGCATCAAGAGCGACATGGGGTGCCTCGCGCCGCGCACGATTCAGTTCGTTCCAGGCTTCGGCATCACGCGCTTCACCCACCTGGGCTTTGCGGTGTTCGATGGCGTCGAAGACCGCATCATCAGCGAAGATATTCGTCCGTTCCTGTTTCCCACGCTCGACTTTCAGGATACCGACATCACCGTGCTGGACGCGAACTTCCAAGCCGCCATGTGGGGCTTCCAGACGGCCAATCCGCCGATGTTTTGCTGCGCCGCGCCTATCGGCAACTCCAACGGGCAACTGACTCGGATCTTCTGCTACGACCTAGTGCTCAAGGCGTGGACGGCTCCGATTGACTTGCCGTTCCCCATTTCGAGCGCGGCGCAATTCCGCACGACCGTAGCGAATACCGTGACGATACTCGGAGGATTTTCCGACGGTCTCTTGTCGCGCTGGCAGGCAGGCGACCAGCAGTGGGACGTGGGCGCAACCGGAGCTCGCACGGCATCGCAAATCGCCTGGAGCGTGAAGTGCCCCGAAGTGTTCGCGCAGAACATCGAGCAAGTGCTGAACTGCAACCGCGTGGCGATTCAAGGAATTGCGACGAGTTCCAGCGGAAAGATCAACGTCGTCGCGGTAGTGAACGGAAAGAGCAAGCCCTCGCAGCCCTACGTCATCCCGGTAAGCGGCGACTTCACCGTATTCTCTTCTCTGATGCTTGATGGTCTGCGGTTTTCAGCGATAATCTCTGGCAGTGGCAAGGTTCAACTCAGTCGGCCCACGTTCCACGTATTTCAAAGAGAGGTGGGCTGCGCACGGGTGATTGCGTGAAAGTACGAACTTTAGAACGCGGCGAAGTGCTTCCAGCGGCGCTCCAGACCGGCTACGAGAAAACGGAGCAACCGGATTGGATTTGGGTTGTCGAGCGCGATGGCAAACCTGTGGCCGTGCTTGTCACTTCGCCGGCGCACATCATGGTCATCCTGATTCGCATTCTCGCTACGCCTGAAGCGCAGGGAGCGGATGTGCGGTCGCTCCTGCTTCACGCCTTCAGGGAAATGCGTGCGCGGGGATACAAAGGCTACACCACTTGGCTCGACCCGACTAAGGCACCGGAGAATGCGTTCATCCGTATCATCCGCGCGATTGGAGGATTCCAACTCCTCAACCCTCAAGTGGTCTGCTGTGGAGCGTTCTAAGATGCCAGCGGCGATACCGATCATCACGGCCATCATTGGCGCGGCAGGCGTGGGCAGTTCCATCTACTCGCTCACGAACCAGCCCAGCGCGCCGAAGCCTACGACGCCAACGGTGACGCCGGCGGACGCGACGAAAACGCGCAGTGCGCAGGAAGCGGCGCTTAGTCAACAGTTTCCGGGGATTCAAGCGGCTACGGGAGGTTCGCTATCTCCCGAAGCATGGATTCGCCTTTCGGAATTGCTCACAGGCAAGGCCGGAGAACCTGGCATCGGCTCGGCGGGAGAAGATTTGCTGCAGAAAGTCTTCAACGTGAGTGCAGGCGGGGGAACAGGCGGCGGAGGCACAGGAACGAGTGGTCTGACGCCAACAGGGAGTTCATATGGGTGAGGTGCTTGGCAGCATCGGAAGTCTTTTCAAGACGGCGGCACCGGCGCTTGAAGGCGCTACGGCTGGCGCAGGTTTGTTTGGAAATATCCTCAACTCCATCACGCGCGGACGGGCTGTAGGGAACCTCGAATCAGCCGAGAAGAAGTTTGCGAAGATGACCCCGGAGCAACTCGCCGGACTCGTCTCGCGCGCCGAGCAGCCGCTTGGCCAGGACTTGACGCAAAGCGTGGGCAACCTTGTGCAAGCCGATGTCGCAAGCCGCGGACTCGCGGAATCGCCGGGAGTGTTTGCGGCGACCGAAGCGCAGGCGCTTGCGCCGTACAAACTTGAGCAGCAACGACTGGCGCTTGAACTGGTGATGCGGCAACTCGGCTTGCCGATCGAGTACGCGCAAGCGATTCTCGCTGGCACTGGCGGCAATGTGGATGTGTCGAAGGTTTTGGCGCTGCTCCAGCAGAACAATCCATCGGCGAATCAAGTGCCCGACACTTCGGGAGTGGCCAGCGATACGGGTAGCATCATCCAGGACATTATTTCGAGCGGGATTCCTGCACCATCAGGCGACATTCCCGCTGGATTAGGGGCGTAATGGCGCTCGCTACGCTAGGTTCGGTCCTCCAAGCTGTCGGCGATGCTGGCAGTCAAGTGGCAGAGTCGAAGACTCTTGCCTACCAGCAAAGACTACAGAAGATTTTCGATGCGCTCGGCATCAAGCGCGAGCAGACCGAAGAAGCGCAGCGGGAAGTAAACCTTGAGAAGTCGAAACTTTCGGACGAAGCGAAACTTCAGCAGCAGATTGACGCCGCTGAACGTGTGCTGAAGCGGAAACTCACCGAAAGCGAGAAACTGATTTTCCTGGGTCTTCCCGGCCAGCAAGCGTCGCCAGCGAACGCAGCAGTCAGGCAGCGCATCGAGCAAGGGCTCACGGCGTTGCCCGAAGGCGTGCGCAGAGTCATCGAACCGGCCATCCGCTCGCACCTCGAAGCCGGAGAGTACGACCTGGCGATGAAAGTATTCGATACCGTAGCGGAAAAGTTTCAGGAAGAGCCGCGCCACAAGCCCCAAGTGCTGCGCACGAAAGCAGGCACGCCTTACGGCATGGAAGTGGGCAACGAAGACATCGTGCCGGGTAGCACGAAGTGGAACGAGGGCTACCAGAAGGTGCTGGACGCGGAAGTGAAGGCCGTCGAGGAAGACTGGAAGCGTCAGGAAAAGATAGCCGAGGCGAAGCGCCGTGCGGCGCTGGCAAAAGAGGCTCGTGGGCTGAGCTCGAAGCAGATGGAGAGCATGTTCCGTGATTACGACGCAGCGGAAAAGATCATGGCGCCGCTGAACCGCATCGAGGACGTCGCGGAACGGGCGAAACAGTACGTTGCGGCTCCTACTGGCCCGGGTGACGTGGCGCTATTGCTCGCTTACGTCGAGGCGACCAAGCCGCAGACCGGCTTCCGCTTCACGACGGCGGAACAAAACCTGATTCGCGGCTCGCGCGGCTGGGTCGAAGCTGCTCAGGCTAAAGTAGAGGGAGGTTTCACCGGCATCTTGTTCGGCGACGAACAGCGGAAGATCATCGGGCAGATCATCGACAGCGCTGGTAGTGCGGTCGAAGAGCGCAAGAATAACTACCTACGCGGCATCCTGAAAATCAACCCCAAACTCTACAACATCCTGACGGGCACGGAAGAAGGCGGGCCAACTCCGCCTCCGCCGTTGCCTCCGGGGGCGGTAGCGGTGAGTAATCCCTGATGCCGGACCTGTCCCACGCTCAGACGGCCGTAGACGTGAAAAAGGGCGTCATCTACACGCTCATCAACAACCAGTGGGTGCCGCGCAAGATGAACGCTGCGGAAGTCGAGAAGTACACCCCCAAGGTGGCAGCACCAAAGCCGCCCGAGGAAGAATCGGCGCTCGCTAAGGCAATACGCGGCACCGAGGCCGGCGCATTCGAGGGAGCGGGAATTTCTCTTACCATGAAGCCTGTCGAGGACACGCTGAAAGCGCTCAAGCAGCAGGCCAAGGATGTGCTTGGCTTCTGGACGCTGAAGCCGGAAGCGATGAAGAAGAGTTTGCTCGCCAATCCGCTGGTGGCGGTTCCGCGCGCGCTGGGAGCCAAGAGTTTAGATGTAGCCAGGGACTTGAGCAGCGCCGTTGGCACGGAAGAGTTTGACCCGCAAGGTGACCCTACGGGCCGGGTTAGCGGCGCTCCGGTTGACATCGAAAAAACTTCGCAAGACGTCGCGGCGTTGGCGACGATGCTTGCCACGCTGCGCGGCGGGAGGAGAGCCGCCGAAGCGCCTCTCTCGAGCAGTGAAGTGGCCGGCACCATGGGCAAGGGAGTGCGCTCGGCTATCAGGAGCATTGCGGACGCTAAGCCGATCGACATACAAGAAGCGGCAAGCGCCAGGGCGAAGGAAGCGCGTGAATTTGAGACGCAGGGGCGGGAGAAACTGGCGGAAGCGCGAGGGGCGCACGAAACCGAAGTGCGAGAGCGCGAAACCGCTAAACAGAAAGCGCAGAAGGAAGCCGCCGAGGAGCGTACCAAGAAATTCGAGGAACACAAGGCGACCAAGCAGGCCGCTGAAGCCTCCGCAGCCGAGCGCAAGCGCGTCGAGACGAAGAACATAGGCTTTACCAGAGCTCAACAGGCGCTCAAGACCGCGCGCGACCAGTTAGTGCAGCGAACGCGCCAGATGCTAGACAACACCCTGGCGGCCAAAGAGAAGTACTTCGAGGCCAAGTACGGAGACTTCCGCAGGAAGATTCTGGGAGCGACGGAAGCGAATCCCAAGGGCACGCTGCGCTCGCAACTTAGTCCCATCGGCGAGGATGTGCTCTTTGCGAAGAAAAACATTCTGAAGGGTTCTGAGACCAACATCCAGATTTTCAACTCCATCCTGGGACGGCTGAAAGAGATGATCGAGGCTCCGGACGGCACCGTCAAGCCGCTTGAAGGCCAAGTCATTTCGACCGAAGACTTGCGCGGCTACTCGAAAGAGATGGGCGACGCCATCTACAAGAAAGATGTGCCTTCGGACGTGCGCCAAGCGATCGAGTACGTCCGCGACAAGATTCAGGATGAAGTCGGCGCAACGATTGCGGACAACTTCGGCAAGCCTGCGCTCGAAGCGTACAAGGCGCTCAACCGGGAATACTGGGACTTCAAGAACCGCTGGAGCGACCCGAGCCCGGTGAATCCTCTTCCGCGCATTAGAGATATGCTGCGCGACCCGGCCGTCACGGAGTACGGCGTGCCCATCAGCGACCGCATTGCAGCCATCCTCAAGGGCGAAAAGGGAAAGTCGGTAGCGACGCTGCTAGCCAAGGACCGGGAGTTTGGCGCAGATCCGAAGTTAGTCGATTCGCTGATGGCCGTGGACGCGAAACTAGCGAAGTTCCGTGACTTGTACGAAAAAGTGCCTCCGCAGAAGCCGAAGCATCCCGGCGAGTTCGAGGAGCCTGCCCCTCCGAAGTTACCGCCAGAACTAACCGAGGCCAAGATCAGGCCGCTCGGAAGCCCGCCGGAGCGCTTCGACCCGCAACAGTTTGTGCGGGAACGTGTAGCGAAAATGGCGCGCACTGGCGGAAAGATCGGGATGCTGCTATCGCTCGGCAGTTTCATCACCGACATACTCCACGGAAACGTCGGCGCTACGTTGTCGGCGGCGGAGAAGATTGCGGCGGTGCAGGCAGTAAAAGCGATGATGACGAGCGACTGGTTTCTGGACTGGGTTGCGAAGGAGCAGGGCGCTAAGCCTGGAGCCGCTCCTCGCGGCGGACCGTCTACTCCGCCTCCATCGTACCGGCCAAGCGAGAAAGCGGAGACCGCTAGTGCACCGCGCAAGAGCCTGGGCGCTGAATTTGAAGAAGGCGAGCGAACACACGAAATTGCACGGTACAAGAACATTTTACGAGACCCACGGGCGACGATGGTAGATAAAGTCATAGCGAGACAGAGGTTAGACGAGTTAGGAGCGCAATGATGAGATACGGCGACAGGTACGTTGAAAATGAGCCTAGCGGCACACCAGCAGAATTTTATGCAATGGAATCGAAGATGAAAGGCAAGCGCATGAGCCATAAACGCTCGAAGCGAGCGCACAAGCGCCACGGTCGGCGCAAGGGCAGCCGGTGAAGCGGCACAAGAAGAAGTCGCAGCGCAACCTCCGTGTCTCGGAGAAAATATCTGTGTTGCGCCGTGAGGGAGAGCCGCAGGACAAGGCAGTAGCTACGGCGCTTTCGATGGAAAGGTCACACCGTCTGAGGCGCGGCGGAAAGTACATCCACAAAAGGCACAGTCGCCGAAGGGGAACCGATGAGCAAACATGAAACGCTTCTCCAGTGGTTGAAAGTGGTACTGCTCGGCGCAATCTTGTGCTTCGCGCTCTGGAGTGTCGGCACGCGCCCGCCAGCGGTCAATGCGCAACTCGCAGCGTCGAGCGGGTTCCAGTTTAAGCATGTGACGACTGCGACCAACACCCAAGAGGCGTCTGCGTCGGTAATCTTGCACACAGTGACGATCAACGGCGGCACGGCTGGAGTTGTGACCGTGAAGGACACGAGCGCCTCGGACTGTTCGGGAGGTGCAACGATAGCGGTTATTGAAACAATCGGCACAACGAACCCAGTCACCTTAGCCTATGACCTGCAAACGGCGAATGGCCTCTGCGTGACGACGGCTGCTGCTAGTGATGTGACAGTGAGTTTTAGGTAAAAGGAGAAAACATGCCCACTAATTTCAGATCAAAGACGCCAGCAACACACAGGAACGATAATTTCGAGCGCCGCTTGCGAGAGACGATGGACACAGAGAGTGATCCGGAAATGTTCACGCCCAATAGTGCAGGGGCGGAGGAACTTACGGACTACGTGGAGAACTTCCCATTGGTGAAGGAGTTTGGGCAAACTAACATGAAGTCCACTCGCGGACGCCGGGGAAGCCAGTCTGGTCGTGGCCGCGATCAAGATTAGATGAAGAAATATTTCACCCTCGGCGCTCTGCTGCTCGCAACGGCTGTGCCTGTGCGCAGTCAGTCGGGATTTACTGCGGTGTCCGCAACAGTTACTGATCCTAGTGGTGTGCCATACGCTGGCGGCCACGGATCAGCAGCCTTCGTCCCCTCGCCGAACGCGACCACGCAGGCACTCTTGTCTGGTAGCACTTTCCCCACGGATGTTCCGATTCCCGCGCTCGACAGCTTCGGCGCCTTCACTGGCTTGGCGCTCGCCGACAACAACGTGGTGAGCGACGGGCATTCTTCGCCTCCAGCGTCAACCTGGCGATTTTCGATCTGTTCGCAGGACGGCAAGACCTGCTTCTCGACGACAATGACCATTACCGGAGCGACGCAGAATATCAGCGCCTTGCTCAAGGCCGCGGCAGCCCCGCTCCCGATCAGCAGCTTCACGCAATTTCTGGGACTGAACAACAACTGGACCGGCACGAACAACTTCGCTGGAGCCTCGAACCTGAACGGCGGCGGAGCGCTTGTGGGAACCTTCACCGGCAATAACACGGAAAGCGGCATCGTGACGAACACAGGGACTCTCGTGCCCTGCACGATGGGACCGGGAATCTACATTGTCGGCCCTGCTGCTTGCTCCTCGCTACAAACTTCGATCAATGCAGCGGTAGCTTTAGGTGGTGGACAAGTCTGGGTGATCTCTCCGATTACGATTTTATCCACCGTCACCGTAGGTAGCAATTCTCCATCGCACATTCCGGTAGTCCTTAAAGTCATGCGCCCAGGGGTTATCACCTGTTCCGTATCGGGAACTAATACCAATGACTGCTTTCAGCTTTCGACCGGCTCGCGCATCGAGGGCGACATGGACCCGGACCCGACCTATGCCCAGTACGAAATTGTGCTCGGGGCAAGCATTAACGTCCGAGATGTGATCCGCCCAATAGCCCTAGATGGCTCCACGGAGAGCATCGGCGGTGGAAATATCGGCATCGACGGCGGGTGCAACAACTCATCCTCGGTGGTGAGCATCGTCAACACATCAGAAACCTTCGAGGGAACAGAATGGCACAACGTAGGAATGACCAACTTCTGCGGCAACGGCGGCTCCGGCGCAATCGGATGGAAAATCTATACCGTCGCAGCCGCGACCGATGGTGCCGCCTCGATTGATATCAACGGTGGATGGGACATCCCCACCAACTCAAATCTATGGTTTGACATCAACGGAACTGCGAACACTGCGGTCAATATCAATCGCATCACCTTCCGGCATCACCAGTTCCGCGCCAACGGAACTTCCACTGCGACGATGGGCAAGATCACCTCTGGTGTGAACGGGCAGATCAAGACTATCGGCTTCATCGACTCGAACTTTGGCGCGGCTACTATCTCCAATCAAAACTTTTTGACATTCAATGGCTGTTATTACTGCTACATGATCGGAGGCCAGTTCAGTTTCCAGAGCGGCGCCAACGATGTTGGAGTCGCGCTCGGCAACACCGCAAATCAGCAGAATTTCGGTGACGACTTTCAGGACCTCGGTTTCGCTGGGGCGTGGGCGAATTTAATAACCGATGCTAGGGCTCCAAGCGCAGGGGGTAGTGCGCAGACAATGGTGTATAACGCAGCCGGAACGATGGTCGCACGGTACTCGTCAGACGACGGCAATACAACTGCCGCCCGCTTCAACATTGCTGGCTGGACATTTGACCCGAGCAAGCCACCAGCAGTGATCGTCGGAGACACGGCGACACAGACTCTTAGTAACAAAACGCTCAATACGCCAACGATTTCCGCAGCCAATCCTACTCTCCTTGGCGTGCTAGGCTTCGATGGCGTGAACGCGCTTAAAATAGGCGACGGCACGACCAGCCAAATCGTGGCGGATATAAGCGCTAAGGACACGACCACGACGCACGCAGCGTTCGCCTCAGCGACCGGAGGAATCCTCACGACGCGAGCAATTGCTACGGGCGACATTCCCAACATCCCGCTGAATCAGATCGTCAGCCCAACCGGAGCGGTTGCGACATTCGCGGATGGCAACAACCCAGTGACCGTGAATTGCGCGCAGACGACAGACTCTCAAGACTGCTGGACGTTCGGCGAGACGTCTGCCGCAACCGGCGGAACGCTCACGAACCTGCTAGCGAACCAAGCTGAACTTCATGCTGCGACCGCTTCTGGCTCTACAGCGACTCCGCTCGAAGTCGAGCAAGCAGGCATCACGGCGACTACAGGCCCTCCGCTCGCGCAGTTCGAGAGCACGTGGAACAACGCTTCGCTCGTCGGACAGGGCATCGTCGAGAACGTGACGAACACGAATTCGGCGGCGGGCTCTCTACTACTGAACTTGCGTGTTGGAAACGTGACGCAATTCTCGGCTGATAAAGCTGGAAATTTGGCGATTCCTTCCGGGGCCGCATTTGCGTGGAATGCCGACACAGGCTTGAGCCGCCTCGCAGCCGCGAGCATTGGCGTTGGCAACGGCACGAATGGAAGCGTAACCGGGAATGTAACGGCTACTTCATTCACGACGGCAACCGCTACGCCTGCCGCTAGCGGCGTGCTGCGGGTGGCGAGCGGCGATTCGCTCGGATGCTTCCGCAATGCGGCGAATGGTGCCGACAAGTGCTTGGTCAAAAGCGGCGCAGTCTCAGGCGGCATCTCGGCCGATAGCTTGGATCTTACGCAGTTCGGAATGGAAAAAGTAACCGGGCGCTTGATGGCCGTCGGGACAGTGACAACTTGCGCATTCACGAGCGGCGGCGGCACAAGCCCATCGTGCGCGATTGACACTGGCAGCACGGACCTCGAAGGTATTATCACGCTGACGGCCGGTACGACGCCTGCTGCGCTCGGAACAATCACACTTACATTCTCGGCTACCTACGGAACGAATAAGCCGCCGTGCGTCTACACGTTGAGCAACAACGGCACAGGTGCTTGGAACGCTCGTGGAACAATCATTGATCAGACGCCTTCGACATCAAGCGATCTGTTCAACTGGGATAACAACGGCACATCTTTGACAGGAGCCTCGACTTACAAGATCAACTATTGGTGCGGAGCGAAGTGATGAAGCGTCTGTTCGCTGAAATATTTGCTGGTGCCCTGCTATTGATCTTACTTTTGCATTCTTACAGCCACGCTTCGAGCGTCAACACTACTTGGATTTACAACACTTCCGGAGTCGAGCAGATTGGCGAGCATATCGTCATCGGAACGGCGACTCTTTCTGCGGGAACCGTTACCGTGACGCTAAGCGGAAAAGCCGTATTTACGTCTACTACGAGCTACTCTTGCGGCGTGTCGGATATGACGACGATCAACGCGACTGGATTGATCCGCAACAGCGGCTCGTCATTCACGCTCAACGGAGTGCTTACCGATGTCATCGGGTTCGTTTGTGTTGGCACGTGAGGATACTTCCATGAAGAGACTGCTCATCGCACTATTGATCCTGCTGAGCGCTGCGGTTGGCGCTGAAGCGCAAACAATCTCGGTTTCGCTCTCAGTGACCGACTCAGGAAGCCAATCATGGAATAGTGGGACTTGGTCTGTTGTCCTTGATGGCCCAGTCTCCACGGTGTGTCCTGCGGGAGCGACTCCACCGCAATCGGGCACCTTGAGCGCTACTGGCACGGCTACTATAACGCTCGCTGACAACGCGACTTGCCAGCCATCAGGAACGAAATGGAGGTTCACGGTCTGTCCGCAACCGGGAATTTCCTCGGGGTGCTTTTCTACTTCGCTGGTCGCGGCGCCGACCGTCGCGCTCACCCCTCCGGCCATTTCTATCGCTGTGCCCACCACGCAGCAGGTCATCAAGCCAGTAACCGCTTACGCGGACAGTGAGATAAGCGGCGGTTGGCTCGGCTTCACCTACTACAACGTAACCACTGTGGGTACCCGCCAGTGCACTGCCGTAGGTGCAAGCGGCTGCACGACCTGGGGCGCAGGCGGCGGCGTCAGCCCCATACCTGGAGTGTTTCAATCCAACCTTGATCCGCCACTTTACCAGAACTATTCGCTAACGACTACTGGCGCTCAGGCAGGAATCAATCTCACAGCCACGCCCATCGACACCCACACGATCAGTTGGCGTCCTTCAGGGACAGTTTCGACTTGTACGGTCGCGCTTGATACTTCGCCCGATGGAGTCTCGTGGACGGCAGGAGCGGCTATCCCCGGTCAAACCTGTACGGCTGCTGGTCAATTTTCCACTGCTTCTCCCGTAGTAGCTAACTTCGTCCGGGTGAATCTTACGACGCTGACCGGCGGTGGAACTGTCGCCATTGTCTATTCTGGTCGCTTAGCTCAAAGTCCATTTAGCGAAGGCGGGGGTGGGCCAACGATACCTTGCGCAGGTTCTCCCACCGGCCTTGTCATTAAGCAAGGCGATTACATCATCCAGAACGATACTGGGAACACGGGTGGTGCTAGTTTTACGCTGACATATCGAATGATTCTTGCAACGGGGGAACGCAAAGAGTTTCAGAACGCGGGGCTTGCGGGAGCGGCAGGAAACGGGCCAGCCTACAATTTCTTCCCTCTTCCAGAGGGATGTCTCACTGCCGTTTCCTTGACTCTTATCGGTGGGTCAGTGGACTCCGGTCAAACTGTAGCGCAAGTATTCGTTGGCCGTAACGCCTCTCCAGTTCCGAATGCAAGCTCAACGCAAATTCTAGCTTGCCAACTGAGTTCTAATTATTCATGTGGTTGGCCGGGAACGTGGCGAGCGCCAACAGACGGCCAGGGTCTAAATCAAAGTTGTACGATAGCCAATCCTGCGGCGGGGGCTGATCTTAGCCAAAACATAAACACTGGAACCCTAACTTGCAACGGGGTGAGTGGAATGACCGGCCAGAAACATTGGCTATCCAATATCCGGTTCACCCTAACGACGGATGCTAATGCGGCGGCGCGGCAAGTGTGCATCAAACTCACGAATGCCAACGGAAATGGCGATTACGGCTACTGTATGCAAGCTACGCAGGCCGCCAGTACTATCGTTACATATGATTTCACCGCTGGAGTAGGACCAACGTTTCTAGGTGGTGCTTCGCTCCCGGTCATCCCCACGACAAACGTCGCTGGCACGGCTAACGAAGTCCAGGGAACGTTACCTTCAAACTTTCAATACTTCGATGCGACCGTACTATCAACTCGCATTGTGAATAAACAAGTAGCCGACCAACTCAGTGCAATCGTAGTCCGAATTTTCTGGAGCCACCATGATACCGACTAAAAAACTCACAGTGATCTTGCTGCTGTTCTCGTTTGCTTTTTTCCCGTTGCAAGCAGCAAACACGCTCACGTCGCTGCAAAGCGATACGTTCACGCGAGCGAACGCTCCTAACCTGGGAGCGAACTGGGGAGCGGTCAACAACAATGGCGGTTGTCAAATCGCAAGCAATTTTGCAAAACCGACGAGTACAGCGCAAACAGGATTTTGTTTTTTTAGTTCGGCTGATTGGCCAAACGACCAAGCGGCCCAAGCCACTCTTGGACTTATCACCACCCTGGGAACTGACTTGGCTGATGCAGTCGTTCGCGGCCAGTTCCCGATGAACGGCCCTAGCGGTTACATTGCTGGTTCGTATAATACGAACACCAACGTCCATCTTCTCCGAGCCAACGGTAGTTGTTGTACTGACCTGACCTCGGCTGGAACCGTGGCTCAAGGGGATGTGATCCAGCTTGTAGCTGTCGGCTGCAATCCGGTGAACTTGACGGTATTCCAAAACGGCGTTTCTCGAATCACTTTCACCGATTCGAGCGCCAGTCAGATTTGTGCCGGTTCACCAGGGATTTTGGTCTTCTCTCCGGCCAACGTGGCCAACGTCGGGGTTACAAACTGGACGGGCTATGCCGTATCGAATCCGCCTACAGTGAACAATACGGCGCCATTTCCAGTGCTGACCCGTGCTACGTCTACGAATCTTGGGAATCTGACTGGGGCATCACAGGCGTTACAATTCACGCTCCCCAGTTCAGTGAGCAGAATTCAGATCATCGTCGGGAGTGCATCAGGAACGGCTGCTGCTCCAGCTTGGTCGCTTGAATGCAGCCAAGATTCTGGCACTAGTTGGTTCGGGGTTCCTGCTCAAATCGTTCCGAATGCAGCCCCCCAACTCGGCGACATCTTCCCGATTTACACTCCGTTTTACGATGTGTTCGGCTTAGGAGGTGCTTCTTGCAGGTTTGGTTTGGGCACGACAAGCGGGACAGTGACGGGCACTTTACCTGTGTGGGTGGTAGTTGGATGACCCACCTCTCTCCCTCTCCCCTCTCGGCGCGAAGCGAGGAGGCAACCGCGTGTGGGTGAAATCCTCGTCAAACTCATGGAGTCGCCCGTCGCTCCGCTGGTGCTCTTGGTTCTGTTCTGGCTGGCCTTTCGCACCTTGCGCGCGCAGATAAATGGAGTCGGACGGAAGGGTCGCGCGGTGGTAAGTTATTTGCTAGAGATAGAGGAGGACGAAGCGAAGCGCAAGCGGTTGAACGATTTGACGAAAAGCTAAACATAGGGAATGAACCTGAGAGACACTACCAAAATAGCATGAGAAAGATGTGTACATGAATGGGCGTTACGGGCTGGCACAAACTCCTTGGGAACGAGTGGCTATCGCTATGATCGCGGCCATCGGATCCTACTTCCGAGAAAACCCGCGTGGCGTGATGCCGGGGCAAGGTTTCCTAGCGAATTTTATTAAGCCGTTTCTCGAACTGGAATTTGTGAAGCACGACATTGAAAAAGCGATTAAGGACAACAAGCCGCGCGCAGAGGTGGAACTGGACTTGGCGGAACAAGAAAGTCGGCTTTATCAGATTTGCACAAAGATGCTTGAGCCGCATCACGAAACCTAGGAGGACATCATGGGTAAAATTGGCCAATTCTACGCTTCACTGCCCCGCTGGGTTCAGGGCTTGCTCGTTGCCGTGGAGGGCGGAGTGGTCGGATTTCTGATTCAATGGGCTTCTGACCCGGAGCCGCTATGTTTCTCGCGCGTATGCCTTCGTCACTTCGCCGGCGCCGTTGGCGGGGTTGTCGTGATGAGCATCCGGAACTGGTTAAAACAATCTCCGCTCTCGCGCGACGTTTGGACGCCGGAACAACGTGCAGCGGTAGTGGGTGCTCCAACACCGCCGAAGCCTTGAAGAACTTGCCGCTAAAAGTCGGGTCGAGTCCAAGAGCTCGATTCGGGGGAGCGGCGAGGGGGGCCAGGGCTAATCTGCGGAGAGGGACCTGGCCCTTTGAACTGAAATGCTCCTATTCCTGCTATGGCTTGCGATTTGCGCGGTCTTCTTTTTGCTGCTCACCGATAGGTTGAATGGACTATTTTCCCGCGCGAAGGTGAAGTGGAGGAACTTTTTGCACTGGCTCAGAAGGCGCTAGCGGCTGCAACTCGCCAAGTTCGATCATGCAGCGCTTAATCACTTTGCAGGCGTCGTGACGCACGCGTAACGACCAGCCCGTGTCGAGCCAGATCGCATTGTGCACCCGAAGGAGAAGCATCCAGCGTACCATCGGGACCGCCTTGACTTCGCGGAACTGCCCACACACTTGGTTGCTTCAACTACGCCACCTATTCGCGTGTAGTGTCAAGGGTACTAACAGGACCGCACCCCTCCATGACTCACCATGCCGTAGCCTTCCACGACACGCCTTGCCGAACCAAACACCGCCATAATATGCCATAGCACGCCCACACCGGGACTAACCCGACCTCATCCCATCGAACCGTGCCCATCCGTACCACGCCTGAACATTCCACGCCAAAGAGAGCCTCAGCCCGCCCCGCCTTGCCACTGAGCGGCTTGCCGGAGCCGACCAGGGGAAACTTTTCATAAAAATCCATGCCAAACTCCGCCATGCCGAACCGTGGCCAGCCAGACGGCACCACACCGAAGCGCACCGTGTCCCGCCACAACAGAGGGTACCTCAGCCCGCCCGGCCTTTGGCGGCCCGACCATACCTCGCCAGCACCTTGCCGGACCGATAGCCGGTCACTCCGCGCCCAGGACCACCTCGCCTCAAACTTGCTCGACCATAAAATGCGTAATGGCAAATCGCCCGAATGTTGGCCTGAAATCTCCGACTCCAACGAGTCTGCCAGCAGCTTGAAGCGTTTCGTTCAGCAGCATCGGAGAAATATATTCTGGCAAAAGAATCTGAAACTGCATGCAGGCCTTCCAGCCCTGATACATTGCCGGGCGATGGCGAGTGATTCCGTTTCTTTGAACCATCACGCGGCGCCTATCAATGTAGTCCCAATCCTTGACACCCAGAGAGCACAGGTCATTCAGGCTTACCAGACCAGCCTTGAACAAATCCATTGCAGACTTGCGCGGAGAGCGGGGATCTTGCTTGTATTTCGCGGCATTGATTGCTGCCATTCTGAAATATTCGGCGGGAACACAAAGATTTCCTTCGCGGTCACGGTAAACGTAACTTTCCAAATCATCTTCTTTTTTGGCCTTGCTGCCCTTTGCCGCTTTGCTCTTCGCTTCTACTCCATCAACGCTCCATCGGTGAAAGAGGAACGCTGCGGAGCCTTCCACGCTCACATTGGCGAGATAAGGAAGCCCGCTTTCGATTGCGAAGGCGCCATCATTGCTGACTTGTGCTACGATTGTTGCCGTTTCACCTTTCATGTTTTCTCCTTTTGAATTTAGGTCGGCAACGCTTTCAGAGAGCTTGCCGAACCTTGCCTTACAAGACCTTACCCAAGCTAGCCGAACCCGAACGAACCATACACAAGAAAACCTTGCCTTGGACTACCGAACCTAAACTAATCGAACCATAACAGACCACACCGTACCTCAGCGGAACCAACCTGACCCAGCCTGTGACTCACCAACACCCGTCCCTATCCCGGCTCAGCTTGACACGCCTTAGCAAACACCGAAAAATCACTTTTTCCATTCATGCCCGCAACGGCGACACCAAAATTTACCGTCACGTTTGCGGAAAAGGACAGTTTTACTTTTACAACTCGGACATACTGGCTTGCTCATGCGGAGACATTATAAATGTGTGAGTGTGTGTGTCAAGAGGAAATTTTGAGGCAACTTTCCAGATGATGCCACTGCGACATTCTCTTACCTTCTCGCGCGTTAAAAAAGTAGTGCGGCTGCGAAATTTCATCATCAAATAAAATTAAGTTCACTGCTCCAGTCGTCTCGTTGATGTTGGTGATGATTGCCGGGATGCAGCGCAGCGCGGATTTGTAGAAGTGCACGACACGGCCCACTGAGGGCTTGGGCTTGGAAGGGCTTTCGCGTGCTGGCTCGAGCAGAGGGTCACTCATGGCTAAGTAGCCTCTCGCAAGATACAGAGATGCGCAAGAGCTTTCCCATGATAAAATGCGGCTGAAGTTCACAAGTCCTTTCTAGGAGGACCAATGAAATACCGCATGAAACGCCACGCGGTCCAACAGCCGCTCTCCGAGTCTTTCAGATACATTCCTTTAACACAAGGGCAGAACGCTATCGTTGATGCCGAGGATTTTGAATGGCTCAGCCAGTGGAATTGGTACGCTCAGTGGAACCCTGAGACAAATAGTTTTTACGCACGCAGAGGATTTAAACCCCCCATACATATGTCCCATGCAATTCTTCATTGTATTGGTCATAAGCAACCAGTTGATCACGAGAATCACGATACGCTGGACAATCGGAAAAGAAATTTACGAAAGTGCACTTATAAGAAGAATGCGGCTAACAGGAGAATGCACATTAACAATGTCTCTGGATTAAAAGGTGTTTGCTGGCACAAAGGGCATCGGAAATGGTCCGCTCAAATCATGATTCATGGTAAGCGTAAGTATCTTGGATTTTTCCAATCAGCTAAAGAAGCAGCACAAGCCTATGACAGGGCGGCAAGAGAGTATTTCAAAGAGTTTGCGTATGTGAATTTTCCTTTAGAAGTTACGCCGCAGCGCGAAGAAGATTTTCTGCAATCCGTCGGCACCAGCCGCGACCAAACGTCGGCCAAGTATGAAGTGAGTCGAGAAAAAGCAAGCGATAGCTATCGAAACGCATGATGACCTTCTCGGTGTCGTCCGTCGCTGGCTGGAGCGCCTTACCGAGCAATTCCGCGGCGCGTTCCGGACCTGAGTTGTAGGCGCAGTCGAAGACCTGGAAGTCGAGCTTATCGGGTAGGGTGTCACAACCGACGGCGTCCCAGTACTCTTTCTTGGCTATCGTCTTCGCTAGTTCGATCGGGAAGTCGCGCATGTCCCCGGTGTAGCCGTTCGCTCGGGCCGTGCGCTCAGTGATGCCATAGCGGGTAGCGCCACCGGGGTCGGATGGGTTATCGACGAATCCGCCCTCGGAACCCATTAACTGATCGAATGAACTGTCGAAGTTTTCTTTCATTTGGTGATACGATTCAACTCACCCGTAGTTCGTTCCACATGAATGCCTCACGGCCCACAGCCCTTCCAACTGTGGGCCTTCTTTTTTTAGGCTGGAGGAGTCGTCAACGCTGGCGGTACTTGATGCACTCTCGCTACCGGCACCAGGGTTATCGCTGTGCCCGTTGACTTGACCGTTCCGCCGTCGAGCGCATTGAGGATTTCCGCCATCGCGCTTGTCAGGTCCGTGCATCCTTGGAGGAAAAGCGTTTCGTTGGCAATCTTGTGGCCGCTGACAATCTCGCTCGTCTTGATGATGTTGACCACTAGCGGCGCTGCGGCTGCGAGCTTTGCGGCTCCGCTGCCGGGAGTTTGGATCAGCGCTTCGGCAGTGACCACGACTTGCGCTACGGCGTTCAGGTCATTCGCCACTTTCACGACCGAGCCAGCGACAGCGTTCGCCTTCGAGCCAAAGAGCGGCGCGATGAGCGGCTCCAATCCAGTCAGTATTGCGACTCCGCGTGCTAAAAAAGTGCCCAGCTTTGCTAAAAATGAGATGGTAGTTCTCCCTTCATATGAGACTTATCCCGATTCGCGCGCCACTCTATCACAGAATCGCTGGGTCTTTCCTCGAAATATCCGCTGGCATCGCGCCTTGCTGCGGCCCAGATTGACTCGCTGTGGCTACTGCCAGAGGTTCTAACTCTTCCATCCGTTTGCGTAGCCAATCGCGCTCCGATTTGACAGCGGCCAGTTCTGCTTTCAGTTCGCCGATGCCTGCGCCAAGGTCCATCAGTTTCTTGAGAGCTTCCAGCGTGTCGCTGTTCATGGGTTGTAGCTCCCGTCCCCGCCCTTCAACGCTTCGCCGAGACCGGCTGGGGCTGCGTCGGCTGGGGCTGGCCCACGACCTAATTCGCTGGCATAGAAGTTGCGGTATTGACTGCTTCTCACGTCGCGGAAAACGCATTCTGTTGAATGGATTGGCCGACAAGAGCACTTTAATTTTGGTCCCGGCTGTTCGGTTTGGGATGAAACGCGTGCCAATATGTTCATAAGTAACCCTGCTACGCTAGAACACAACATCACGCCATCTTGCTTGCGCAATTCTGAGATAGCTTCTTGCAGATAGGCTAGCAATCTTGTTTCATCGCGCAGTCCGCCAGTCGCTTGCGGAGCAGCGGAGGCCTGCGCATTGACGAATAGTTTCCAATGTTCGCAAGGCTCCTGAGTGTGCCCACAGGAACTACAATCAAAGCCGTGTGCGTTATTCCAAGTGATCGTTTCGCTCATCGCTCGCTCCCTCCTGTTCCTGGCGCGCGGTCGCGGGGCCGCTCTTGCAAAAGCCTAGACAGATTCATGGCTGCTATTCCAACTAGGGCAACACACAAAATCAAGGCGAACCACCAGGGCACTACGAAGAATTGGAAAGCGCCGAAAAGCGGATAGGCCACTACTTTGAAGATACGCAATGCTCTCATCGTGGCTCCTTCGGCGGCTTCGCCGCGGGCACGGGCTTCGACGGAAATCCTAGAGAATCCTGAGCCATCGTGGAAGTTTCGTCGGCTATCTTGGCGTCTTCAGCCGCTTGTTGCCGCTCTTCTCTGTCGCATCGCCTACAAGACTGACAAACTTCGCATTTGCCGTGAGCGCACGTAATCCCGCTTCCACAAAAGCAACACTTCACGAATGCGCGCTGAACGTCGTCGGACTTCACGCCGCTCCAAAAGCTCATTGCTCCTCCTTCGGTGGTTTCGTGCTCGGGGCGCTCACGCGAGACACTCCC